CGTGCGATCCAGCATGAGAGTACCATGTGTAAAGTTACCGCCGGATGTACTACGATACACATCGACACGAATGCGGATGCCGTTCCGAGGCAGTCGCGTGTAGTCATAGGTGGGCTTCTGCCCAGCCGTGTGCATCACCGTAAGCTGAGCCCCGGCGTTGTCGTTCATGTACTGGGCAAGCACATCGAAGCAGTCCATCTTGGTGGATGTGGCAGCAGCGCGGAGCGGGCTAAGCTGGCCGAGGATGTACCGGGTCGGAACTTCCGGATCGTACTGGATCAACCCAAGCGACTGAGCCAGCCTGTTGCCAAGATCAGCGAGAATGATGGCCTGCTCCCAGAAGCGTTCTTGTCCTGAGAAGTTCGGATTATATGACTGCTTGAACGTGACAATATGTTCTGCAATCATTGCCCTGATGGCTGTCTCACCAAGCGACACGAGATGTTTAATATAAACCTCGCCAACCACACCGTAACAAGTTGTGGTGAAGTTATACATCTTGCGCCCGGCCTCAGTCGAGCGAGTGAAAAGCGGATGCGGCATCATATGGATTTCCAGAAGACGCGCCATCTGTGCGTCCGTATCCATGCCAGACGAGTAGAGCTTGGATGCCATCGACCTGTTGGCGCTCATGGTGCAGATCGTTGCCCATGTCTTGGCGTCCTTCTCCTCCGAGTTCTTGGTCAGCCGCGCCTTGTCGCGGCCCTGTGATACCCAGTATGTGAAGTCACCGACTTCCTTGTCTGGCATCATGGTGGCTTCGTCAATCGTGACAGGCAGGTTATTATACAAGCCGAAGCGGGAGAAGGCAGCGTTCTGTGTAAACTTGGCAGAGAAGTGCAGCTTGGTGGGGTCGCCATAGATCGACTGCTGCATCATCTGGGCCAGCGTCTTACCGCATCCGGTCGGCCCGCAGAGATTTACTGTCAGGCCCTTGAGCCCAGTGAACTGGAACAACGGCGAAGCAAAGCCCAGCCCCAGCACAAACATATGCACAGGCATGTTGGCCTTGGTCAGCAACGATGTAAACTTGGACCACTCGTCCACAGTGCCAGCCGTTCCGTATAACTGCTCACCCACCCGCTGCGAATGCGCAGCAAGGCTGATGTTCTCTGTTCGTACTAAGCCCTGCTCGTCTGTCTTGAATAACTTCTCACCCAGCAGGAAGCTGGAGTTGTCATCCTTCCACCCCATCGTGGAGTACAGGTTCGTGACTGACCTGATCTGTCTCAGGCTGTCCATGTACGTGCGAAGCATTGTCTGAAAACCCTCTGTCTGCTTCTTACCCGCAAGCACAATGCCCTTGTCTGCCACGGCAGTGGCGAACTCTCTGCCGCTGTGCTCAGCGAGGAATGCTTGGCGGAATGCCAGTTCTGTCCAGCCCACATGTGGGCGCTTCCAGTGGTATCGTACAGTCTCAAAACCCAGCGTCTCATCGTAACCGTAGCCAACCGGGTAGATGTCAAACTTGCATATGTCGATATCGGTTCCGTCAGTGGCAACCTTGATGCCATCGGCTGTGCGCTTGTACGGCTTGGGGATCGGCACCTCGAACGCTTCCTTGTCCGGTGCGTCCCGTGCAATCTCCACCTCTTGGTACTGCAGCCCCAGTCTGGCAGGCGAACCGATGCGTCCCTTGAACCGGCACTTCTTGCAACCGTCTTCGCGCTCGCTCTCAAACTTACTGCACGTTGTCGGCCCGGTAGCGGCTCGCTGCCAGTGGGTCAGCTTCTTCAGCGTCTTGGTCTCATCGAAGTCGGGGTGATCCTTGGACCACTCGACGGCTACCTCTTCAGGTGTTTCACAGTAGGCTGCGATACCCATCAGGCCATACCAGAACGGCTCCGGCACATCCGCTTGGTTGTTCACGGCCCATGCGATCTGTGCGCACTTCGCAACCAGTATCGTTGCGTTGGCTGGGGGATAGTCTTGCTTGACGGCTAGGTTGTCGAGGAGGGTGGTTGTTCGCTTGGGTGCATGAACTGTAACTGGTGCTGTTATATATTTCTGCAACGCCGCCGTCATGTCTGTGACAGTAACTTCTGGTGCGTTGAGCAGAAGTTTTACAGTGTTATTTCCTTTGTAGTTCACAGTACCAGTTGCTCTCAGGACACGAGCACTGTCGGTAATGACGACCGGATCGACATTGAAATCGTGCTGCTTGGTGGCATCTTTCAGCGCCTGTGCCAGCGGCTTCCATCTATCTTGTGTGAGGTCTTCATCGAGCACCCAGTACACATGCAGGCCATTGCCACTGTGCACGATCATCGGCTTGGGTAACTTAGTTGCTGTGAGGAAATCGCCGAGCGCCTTGAGCCCGTCTTTCCACGTGTCGTATGGTTTGTCTTCGCCGCAATCTACGTCGAGAAACAGCGCCTTTGTAGACGCTGCGTGTTCCTGCTTACGGTGTTCTTTGTGGAATGTTGAAACTGCATACCACGTATTGTGCCCCTTGCTACTCATCTGCTGCAAGTGCAGTGCTAACTTATCTATGTCATCGAAAAACTTTTGTCGTGGGTATTCGCCAACTAATGTGAAGGCGCAGTACGTGCCACTCAATGGTAGCACATGCCGAAGAAAGCCCGGCGTATCCATGTAATTCTCCCTGTTGGTAGAGTGGGGGTCGGGGATGAAGCACCCCCGACCGATGATGCTACTGCTCCTGACCGAGCAGTTCAAGCAGCCGCTTCACTCGTTGCGGCTGTTCCATCTCAAGCACCTCCGCTGTCGGCCATCCGTGTTCAGTCAGGATAGTTAACAGCTTTTTCAGCACCACCTTCATCTTTGGAACGTTGGTAGAACGCATTGGTTTACCACGAACCCAGAGGTAGTAGGTCATGCGGGAGACGCCGAGAACCCTCGCCATGTCGGAAGTTGACAGCAGCATATGACGCCGCAGCACCTCGACCTTGGCAAAGTCCACGGGCTGATTATGCGTCATCCGCGTTGGTCTCACCCAGCAGCGCGGCGATCTCGTCCGCAATGTCAACGGTCGGCGCGGCTACCTTGGGCACAGCCTTGGGCTTGGGGGCAGGAGCCGGGGCCGCAGCAGGAGCCGCAGTCTTGGCACCGAAACCACGCTTGGGCTCAGCACGGGGCGTCTCGTGCATGTCAACCGGAGCCTCTTCCTCCTCGACCGGAGCCGGAGCGGGCGCAGCCTTGGGCTTTACCAGCAGGGGCTTGGGCTTCTCGACTTCCAGCTTGGCCACAGGCGCAGCAGTTTCTTCTCCTGTGATTGTCTTCACTTCCGTGGAACCAAACAGCGCATCGACTGTATCCATTGCAGCTTCGTCAAGGAAGCCACCGAACCCGAAGTTGAGCTTGGGGAACGAGGCATCAGTGTCAAACGAGATACGGGTCTTCACGATCTCCGGGGCGATGCCACGCATGGCCAGCTCACGCTGGTATTGGTTCAACCCCTTGAGCGCAGCAGCCGTAACCAGCAGGTAGATCGGGCCAGTCGGGTCATCGGCAGCCACCACGGCGAGGCGCTTCAGGTCGGAGCAAGCCTTGACCTTCTGGCCCATCGGCGTGACCTTGGAACCCCATGCGTTGTGCGGGCAGGTTGCACAAAGATCGTTCTGCGGGTCAGTGCTGTCCGCACTGGGGCGGATACCATCCAGCGAGGAACAGTCCGGAGCAGACGGCTCAGCGTCGGGGGTCCATGCCTTGGCGTACCACGTCTTGGACAGGCGCGGGTTAGCGCCGACGATCACGATGTCCAGTGTGGTGCTATCCAGCACCGTCTCGCTCTCGCCTTCCTTGATGCGGAAGCGGGCACCCTTCAGCGAGATACGGGGGATGCTCTCACCGGAACCGATGCCACCGCCAAGCGCCTGCGCCAGAGCGGAAGGCTGACCGATACGGCCAGCAAGGTGAGCCGGAACCTTGATGTTAGTCGGGACGATATTGCTCATGTTGTTCTCCTGTAATGAGCGTTAGTATTTGTTGGATTTTGCAGCGTAGTCGGAGCCAGTCATAACCATCTGTGCCCCAGTAAGTTTTGCTTTGCTGCGATACACGACGATCTTTTCAATCATGTCTTTCTCGTCAGTGCAGTAGATGATGGGGTTCTGTAGCGTAAGCCCACCACCCATACGCAGCAGGTAGCCGTTGTCAATGCGGTAAGCGACGAATGCCATCTCCGTACCAGAGAGTACATCACGTGCTTCGATTGACGACACGGGTTCATAGTGGTCAATACCCAACCACTTACGTAGCATCCGTTTCATGTCAGTCCTCCTTACTGGTCGGCTTGCGTACGTTTACTTCTATGCGTGTGCCGTAGTTCACACCGGGCGGCACTGCCTTCGTCTGGTCGATGTACCCGCGCACTGCTGTCTTGCTGATGCGCTTCTCGAACATATCGTAGGCATCGTTCTCACGAACGAATGTGAGGACAGCATCCCAGTCAGCCACGTTAGCGAAGTCCACCGTGGTAAGGAACGCCGTGCCGTGCTTGGTTTTGAAACTGGTGACACCTTGGGTATCTGCTTGCTGCTTCACCCATGTCTCCAGCTTGTCCATCTTGGCCGTGATCTCGCCAGCTTTTTGGTCAGCTTCAGCTTTGATCTGGGCCTTCTTGTCACGCAGCTTGAGGTAAGCTGCCACCACTTCATCCACTGTTATCATTTTTCTCTCCTGTTGGTGCCAGTCGCGGGCAAGAAGGTATAACTGCCCCACTGGCTGACGGGGTTATTCTCAATGCGTGGTACTCACCGTCCAATCCACGTCTGCTCTTACCGCCTAGGCGGACCCAGCAGCAGGGTCATCTCTGCATCTCCTGTTGAATAAGATCGAGTAGCACGCCCTGCAGTTTCTGCTTTGTTGCAAGACGCTGGAATATCTTCTGCTCCAGTGCTGTGCTTTGGATGTGCACTACGTTGGATACGTGACGCTTGCCGATACGTTCGACACGCCCATTAGCTTGGGTGTACTGCTCGTTGGACGCTATAGGCCCGTACCAGATAACAGTGGAAGCAGCAGTAAGAGTAAGACCATGAGCCATAGTAGCAGGGTGAGCGATAAGGACGCGAGGGTCAGTAGCACTCTGGAAATTGTAGAAGATTGTGTTGCGTTGGCTAGACGAGACAGAGCCATTGACCACTGCGACGGACCAGTGCTTGCCGAGTTCCCGCTCAAGCATTCGTAGAGTGCCCGTGAGCGGGACAAAAACAATGACCTTGCCTCCTGCTTCTTCGATAACTTCTTTGACTGCGTTGATCCGTGGGGCGCAGTCCAGTTCGATGTCATTGCCGTCCTCTCCATATGCTACGCCACAGGCGATCTGAATTAGTTTCATAGCCTTGACTGCTTCGTTCACTGCAGTGATCGTGCCGTCAGCTCCACCAGTCTCAGTGATGAGATGCTTCATCATCTGCTTATAGTGTTGCGTCTGCTCCGGTGTCAGCTCTACCTCTCTGGTCTGCAGCACAGTGTCGGGTAAGTCAAAACACTCATCGCGAGTGAAGCGCACCGCTGGCTGCAGAATATGTTTGACTGTTTCCGGACTGTCGGGCTTGGCGGTGTAACGATACGGACCCAGCTTCATCATCACTTGGTCTTTGAATGCCGTGTAGGTCTTGGTGCAGTACGGACTGTCGATCAGCTTGGCCAGTGCCCACGCATCTGTTGGTTCGTTGGGTGTCGGCGTACCTGTCATCAGCCATAGGCGGATACCTTTCTCGTTGTCCAGCCAGCGGCGGAATGTCTTGAACCGCTTGGTCGTGGGGTTCCGCAGCACTGCCGCTTCATCCG